GTCAGATACTTAGTAAAGTCACTAAGCTCATTCATAAGCTACCCCGCGAGAGCCTGCAAAAAATTATCCGCAGCGCGATTTAATCCTGCCATGCCACCTTCTTGCATATTCTGAACATTGCCTGCTATAGAGCCAATGTTTGGTGCAGCAGTGGTAACTCGGCTCAGAACATCGTCAAAGTCTTCTCCTCTAACAACATTTATTGTTAGATCTTTATCATCGTCATCTACTTTCTTAGGCTCACATATCTTTGTCTCAGGATTATAAACGTAGCCCTCAGTGTTACAGACTTTGTTGCCATTCTCATCAACGGTATGACCTGTATCAACGGTTGTATCATCATCGTCATCATCGTCATCATCGCCGCTTGAAAGCTTATCAAAAATAGTTTCAACAACTACACCGTCTTTGGTGTTTTTATAAGTTTTACCGTCTCCGACTACATTACCTTTTTCATCGTAAACGCCAATTGTGCCTATTTCCTGACCGTCACCCGCGCTCATTTCCTGTAGCTTTTCAAAGTTAGCTAGTCCTTCAGGAGTATCGCTTAGATCAAGGGCATCTTTTTCAGAATCATACGCAAACGTGCCAGTATCTTCATAAGCATCTAATATTGCCTGTGCTTGTTCTCTATTTTTTGCTTCAGGATCAAAAGCGGTTAACGTCAAATTTTTAATAATTTTATTAACAGTTTGCTCAAAGAAATTAGGATCTTTAGTTAACGTATTAAAAGCATTTGTTAAAAGTTGTGTTTGAGCAGCGCCAGGTACTTGAGGCGTTCTATTCAATCTCTCATCTGGATTTGCTAAATTTTCTAAATATATTTCTAACAATCCTGTGTTTTTCAATACCTCAAGATCAACCACAGGCTTCCCATCTTCGCCTTTCGGTATCAATTTTAATCTAGGATCAGATTTATCATCTTTATCGTTGTCCTTGTCTTTATCGTCTTTCGGTGAAAAAATAGACTGTATTTGTTCCACAGGGAATTGATTAGGATCTTTTGATGAGCCTCCGCCAGAAGTGCCTGTTACGAAATCTGGAGCAGGGCTTGATGTTGTTGTCCCACTGCCTGGAGGTACAGCAGTGTCGTATGTTCGAGCAGGGGGCAGGCCAGTAGAACCAAAAGTGCCTGGACCACCTGTAGGAAGATCAAATTGATTACCAGTACCACCTGGCCCTAAACCAATGTCTTGCTCAGAAGGAAGAATTAAACCAGAAGGAAGACCAACACCAGACTGGTCAACATCAACTTGTGAACTTTGATCTGGACTATCCTCAGATCCTCTAGGCTTTATATTCTCTATTCCGCTAAAACTAAACGGAAGATTAAATGGCTGATTAGGCAACCCTTGTGGACCTAACAACTCATTTATTTGAGGAGCAAATTTTAGATACTCATCAGCAGCTATTCGCCCAAGCTTTTCACTGTCACCCTCCATACGCTTGCCTTCAGGAAAACGTTCAGCGTATTGTCTGTAAAGTTCTTGTTGAACATTCCTAGCAGCTTGGTTGCCAGAACCATACATCCGTTGCTGAATGCCTAAGTTAGCTCTATCTCTATCTGCGGCACTACTATGCGTATTGCCCAACATATCTGTATAAGTTGTTACTGCTTCTGTTGAGCCAAGGCCAACACTAGGAGGAGCAGTTGAAGCCCCTGAACCTCCAGTGCCTAAACCACCCAACGCAACAAATTCAGCGCCTGATACATCCGTATCCGCCTGAGCAGCAGTTGTGAAATCCTTACCACTACTTGTTGTGCCAAAATTAACGTTAGATGTATCGCTTGTTACATTTGTCAGTCCTTGATCTGCAAGCTGTTGATTTAACTCAGCAGACGTAGGTGTGTAATCATCATCGCCAAAAGACATTTTATCAGAAGATGATGGCTTATCATCGTCATCGTCCTTACCGCCTGTGTAATTAGTAGTAATGGGTTTGTAACCACTATCAAAACTAGTCGAAGCACCACTACCACCACCAGATGTAACACCTGTCGGCGGATAACTCGGTATACCCCCTGGACCCATAATTCCAGAACCGCCAAAGCTACGCAATAACGCCTCTTCATCCTGATTAATATACGCTAACCCATGTGGCTGACCCGCAATGTTAGTCTGCATCGGAACAACGCCACCCATGTTTTTCTCAATCGGGGTGTCCATACTGCCATACACAGGATCTGCTAAATAATTACCAATATTAAGATCAATCGGCGCAGCAGGTAAATCAATCGCACCAATCGGACTCACAGCAGTCATCGTATCACCATCAGGTGCTGTCACTTTAAAAGTCTTCGGATCTTGAACAAATTGTGAATAAGAAGCGGTATCCGTTACATTTGGACCAAAAAGCGCAACATTGCCAAGAGAAGAAGGCTTAATTACTTCAGTTCTCATAAAATTATTCGCGCCAGTTGTTCCTGTCGTGCCATTATTTGTGGTCGTGGTATTTGTGTTCATTCCGCTAAGTACAGTATTAACATTCGTTAAATCTGTACCTGCGGCTTCGTTTAGAGCAAGAAAGTTGTCTAATGAGCCAGAATCAGAAAGCTGATTCATAACAGCCGCAACTGTAGCATCATCATTGTACTTCTGCATACCTCCAAGCGTCACTAAATCAGCATCATTCATATAACCTGTCTGATTTACAGCATTTTCTACAGGACTAATAACCGTACCATCAGCCGTAGTATAAGTGTTTGCATCAGCATCATAAGTATTACCGCCCAAATAATTATAATTATCAGGATAATTGTCATAGCTCTCAGCAACAGAAGCTGAAGCATTATTATTTTGAGCAACAGGCGAAACTTCTAAACCTGCTAAATTATCAATCGCAGATTGAACGCCACTACCACCCTGAACTCCCATTGAACTAGCAAGAGAATTTGCAAACTCTAATTTTTCAGCCGCAGTTAAATCACTTCTTCCTGCAACCATGTTTTGAATATAAGCATTTGCCGTGGCTGCATCTACTCCGCCACCACTCATATACTGAACAATACCACCCTCACGCATAGGACGCGGCATACCGCGACCCATCGGTGGCGTTCTCATCATAGGTGTCCCAGGTGCAACCATACGCTGTTGTTGTGGTATCGGTAACGAACGCTGTTGCTGCGGCGCAAACATATTACGCCCCAACATACCCTCTAGTGAATCTCCAAAACGCTTACGCCTCGGCGCATTTGAACCCTGTTGTGGAGCAACTTGTCTATTAGGAGCTACAGGAAAAGTCCCAGGACCGCCCATAGGTGGTGGCGAACCCGCTAACGGCATGGGAGGTAACGGCGCAAACGGATTGCCACCCTGTGGTACAGGAAAAGTACCTGGACCACCCATCGGAGGCATAGGAGGTAAGCCGCCCATCGGCTGCATCGGAGCAGGCATTCCAGGCATAGGTGGGGGAGTAGTCAATCCAGTTTTTACTGCTACCATGCGTAAATTCTCCTATCAAACTTAATCGGCATCCTAACAGCAAGTCAAAATTTAATCAACACACTCTAGCAATCCATTCCTAATCATGCTTTTTGCCAACCTATGCCTATTAGAATAACAATAATTCTTGCCATTCCACTCGCACATCTCAATCGCTAACCTTCGAATAAACTTCGGCTCACTCTCGCCGCCCATCATATGACTCACAGCAATAAACGGCACAACCTCACCCGCAGTCTGCGCCTCAAACTCAAGAACTTCACAATAATCTAACTTATATCTAGGCATTGGTACTTTATGGTATAATCTAGGGTACCTGTCAAGACGGCAGGGTACCTATAGGTACGGACAGACATGGACATCCCCCTTTAAGGGGGTGTCCTGATGTCCATAGGGTACCTAAAAGTTTTCTGGGGGTAATTGTAGGTGGAAAACTTAGTGTAAGCTGACTGACCGACACAAACACAAAAAGGGTGGGGTCACACCCTATACACCCCGATATCCCGAACAATTGTTCGGATTGCTTAGGGTACCTTAGAAATTGATTTTAGTTTGGACAAAAAAAAGAGCGGCGGCTGCCGCTCTAATTTCTAGATGTTGCGCTGTCCTATGACAGCGCGGTTATTCTGTCTTGCCACCATGAGAAATGATCATCTGTTATTCCACACCAAACACTTTCCCCACCGCGTCTATTTTCTGGCATCAGTTCCGCGCCATCTGTTTGCTCTTGGTAGGTCTGTAAAACTTGGTATCTAGTATGATCTGTACCATCACCATAATTCGCACCATTGGATTGCTGAGTGTGAGTGACAACAGCTTGCGTTCCAATGCGCTGTCTAATCTCTGTCACTCTTGCGCGAACGCGCTGTTCGGAACATCCTGTGGCATCCATTAGTTCGCGAGTTGTCGCGCCATTATCAGTTCTCATCATATTGTATTGAACGCCTACTCTTGTATTTCTTCTAAATGGATCAAGTGGAGTAGTGTGGTCAATTGTTCGCGTTCCATTGCCATCAATACGGTTGATTGCTGAATGATTGACAATGTTAAGTAGAAATTCAATCCAACGTCTAATCTTTAGATTATCTGTTGTGCCTTGATGCTGTCTAAATTCAATTGTGCCTTTACGCCATGTTTCAAGAGTGACAGACGAAAACTTACTACCACCACAAACACTAGCTAGAATACGCTTTAGTTCTGAAATGGTGGTCGCGTTTTCTATTTCACCAATAACTCTGTCAATTTCACGACAGAACCTAGAACCCTCACCACCATCGCGCCTACTATTGGCAAGCATTGTGGATATCATTTTTTGCTGTCTAGCATAACGCCAAACAATATCTTTAACCAATGCCACATCCATTGGATCAGAGTGATCTAGATGTAATGTTGGAAATGATGCTATTGATTGACGGCAATATTCATCTGGGTCAACGCCATTTTTTAGGAATGCATTTCCTATATGAACGTGTAAACCACATCCAACATTTATTAATCTATTGGAACTACCTAATTCTTGTCTTCCAATTTTATTAATAGCGGCAAGTAATCTCTGTATATATTCCCATGCCGTTTGGGATGGTGCTAATGGGCAAGTGACTATTTCAGCATCTACATTTGCTGATGCATCCGCTACAGATTTAAAACCGCTAGTAATGCCCTCATTATTTAATAAGGTTTTAAAACGTGGGTATGATATACCACCCATTTCTACTTCTATTCCAAATGTTGGAATTGGTGTTAATGCTGTTGTATTGTTTAGGTCTGGCATTTTATATGTCCTTTCTAACGTAAATAGTTGAAAGGATGCGTTTTGAATTAGCGTCCTTATATTCTTTGCTGAACTCAATTTCGTTAGCGGTGCAATTATAAAGACTTTGATAATGATCCATTAGTTCATTAGCATTTGTGGTAATAATTTTAATATGTCTCATTCTTAGTTCAGATATCATAGCTCTAATTCTCATTGAGCTTGATACAGTTGCTTCCATCATTTCAGATACGGAAGCGCCATTAGGTTTACTAATCATTTGAAGAATGATTGATGTTTTTGATTGTGGTCTGATATTGGTCATAATTTCTCACCTTCTTTTTTTGTTTATACCTATTATTCGCATAAATTTATTTATATCTCAAGCAAAAAACACTAGAAAACACTAGAAAATAGTAAAAATATTCGGTTTATTTTGTTGGCTGCTTACCAGCTAAAATTAAAATTGTTCGGGTTTTTCTGGCCCTGACCGGGCTGTAGCCGGGTGTAAAATATATATAAATAGGGAGATATATACATATATCCCGAACCCCGACCCCGAAACCCCGAGTCCCGAACCCCGAATCCCGATCGATACCGAGCAGGCCCCGGGTCGAAAGCGAACAATTGTTCGGGTTATTACCGGGTCGACAAAAAAAATTTTAATTTTTACCGGGTCGATGCTGGTGCTGCGGGGGGTCGATACCGGGTAAAAATCGACAAAATACCGGGGCACGGGAGTTTTCAGCCCGATAACCCGAACAAATGCTCGGGTTATGCCCCGGTCGAGGTGCTGCTAGCAGGGCCTGCACCGGGTTGACTCTCGATAAAATCGACCATTTAATTAATATATACTGGGTTGAAGGCGCAGTAACCCGAACAATTACTCGGGTCATCCCGAAGATCGATCCCGAATCCCGACTCGACCCGGTGCGCAGCCAAAAATCGATGTCATCTCTGGGAATCCCTCAGCGCCTCGGCAGTAAACCGAACAATTTTTCGGCTTATCTACCCCACCTCCTCCACCTCCCCCGCCTCCTCCGCCAAAAAAACGGGGCTACAGGGCGGATGACCGCCCCCGCCAAGCTTTCCCGCTACTCCGCTGGCTCTTGATTATAGTCCGTTATAGGATTTTGTTCGGGTTTTGGTATGTTTTCCGCTGGCGTGACATCAATCATACGATTTTTAGCACGATCCATAAACTCTTGCAGTTGCTCAACGATCTGTTCCCGATTGAGGTTTTCAACGTGTTCGTGCGTTACATGGCTACGGGCGACCATGAGGCCAGTTACCTTCAACCTGAGTTCCTCGGCTTTTATCGCTGCCCCATAGTTACCAACCTGCCATGCTTCATCTCGCAGCCGTTGCATATCCCGAACAGATTTGGTGACAGATACCCCATACTTTGCTTCAAGCTCCTGACGCATCTCCTCCATGCGTTCCTTGACCCTTGGGTGATTAAGAAGCTGCACAGCGGAAACGTTCGGGTTTTTGTACCCAGCATCTCTGGCTGCTGCCGTCTGTGTCATGTCCTTGTGGATGTAGTTATCGAGAAACTTCTGCTGCGGTGGCGTAAGTCTCTTTTCCCCTTTGGCTATCTGTTCCCCGACTTTCGGCATACTGCTCCCCGGTGTTATCCCGAACAATTTATCGTTATCCGCTGCTGCGGTCAAGTGGGTGCTGGATTGGTCAGG